AGAGCAAGCTGGCTATGGACGACTAGAGGTCAAATCAAGGGGTATGGTGTTGCACTATCAAGAGCCAAAAGAATTAGAAACTTTTGAGATAGAAGATTCTCTGGAATATCAATCGGAGATAAAAGAAGAAATTGTTCAAGTTGCCAGTCCCACTTTCACACACTCAAAAAATGAATCGATCTCTGATTCTGACATAGTAGAAGTTGAATCGGAGCCAGTAATCGATGAGTTGTCGGCTGATGGTGTACACATTGATAGCCTTCCTGATCTTGAGAAAGAAAAGGTGCTAGTGCGGACGGCTGCACCTATAGAGATAGGGGAGCGAATTATCCCACCGAGAGCAGTCGGAAAAGTTACAGAAGTAACTTTTGATAATCAATGGCTTTTGAGGGTAGAAACTGTTTTAAATGGGTCTGTGATCATTTTTACAATTCCATTTTCTGATTGTTATCTACAGGATATAAATACCTAATGATCGGACAATATATTTCCTCCCGATACCCTGAAAAAGTTTATCGTGTTAATTCCTATGGTCAAATTTTCCCCCGGTGCAAACCACTGGGGATTATTAAGACTGCCATAGGAATCTACTATCACTTTGAATCAATTGATCGCCTCACAAAAGGAGAACATTTTTACTGTTTTCGCAAAGAAGATTTTCAAGAAATCTCTTGACAATTCTAGCAGAATGATATAAGATTTAAGTAATCAATTAAGGGGGAATCATGAAGCGTATCGTAAATATGAACACTACTGAAATTAGTTATTATGCTAATTTCTATGCTGGACAATATCGAAATTCTAAGCAAGAATCTGGGGAAAATGTCCAAAAAAAACGTGCTATTTTATACTCTAAAATTCAGGAGTATAATAAAGTTTTGGAACAACGAGGTTTTAAACAAGTAAAGGTGTAAGCGTAAAATGACAACAAACTCAAAAAAGCGACTATATTGTGTAATTTTTTGGCTAACGATTTTGGCTTATTTAGTAATTATATCGGCTTTATTATTAGATGCGAACAAAGCCTATAAAGACTACAAAGTTAATTTGAGCCTATTGTACGGTATTGTTTAAAAAAGTAAAGGTGTGATTATGGAAAAAGAAACTAAAAAAGCATGGGCTAAATTATCAAGTCAGGATGACATTGATAAGAACAAAGGACTTATCAGAGGGACGGATGAGCAAGAGTCTGCCAAAAGACTTAAAGCGCATTTAGATTACTGCAAAAGACACCTAAAGGATTGGAAACAATGAGATACACGATCAGGACAATAGATAGAGAAAATAAGCCTTGCAAGATTAAAACTTCTATGCACGAAAGCCATTTAATGGCTTATTTAGACGCTTTAAGCCGCAACGGTCATCATGGTATCGTAGTAGAGGAATCAGTAGGTATTTCTTGGTAACTTTACCCAACAGGAGTAACACATGAATACATGGCAAATAGCGGAAAAGTTATTTAATTTCTGTAAAGAAAAATACCCAGATTTAGACTGGAATTTTGATTTTACAGATAATCGCTACGAAATCATTCAATGCTTAACTTTTTCTAATGGCAGCATAGAGATTAGATACGGTTTTTGTACGGGATTAGACAGACAACTTAAGTGTGTTCAGTGGCAAGATAACCAAATAGGAAGGTTTAAAATTTGGATAAATCCTCCTACTGAGTTCTGTCATGATCGGTATGAAGACACTATAGTTTTTGAGAATCTTGCCTATTATAGACATGAGCTATGGAGTGCAGAAAATTGGAAATTAGTTAGTCAATACCAAAAAATAATGCTAGATATTTTCACTTTCATTTTTGATGAAGTTAAAAATATCTAGCATTACTAGACAGATATTTTGTCTAGTAACTTTACCCAACAGGAGTAACAAATGGACATAAAACAAGTAACAGGGAAAATATTAGAATTCTGTCACAGAAGTTATCCAAATTTAAGATGGAATTACTCTTATAGTGATATTGATAGTTGTAAGGATGTTTCACTTATTCTTGGCTCTTGCTCTTTATTTAAACTAGAACTAGAAATTCGCTCAGATAAAAAACAAGAGCGTTATTCTTACGAAAAAGAAGCTACTTACGATCATATACTAGGGTTGCTTCTAATATCTCAATCAGAAGAAAAATCCTTACTTCCCTGGTCAGGTAGTTTTCAAGTGAGTCTAAACCATGATAAGAATAGCGAGTTAGAGTTTATGATTGCAACCCATGACGAGTGGAATGATGATAGCTGGAGTGTAGTAAAACAAGCCAGAAAAATAGTGAGAGAAATCTTTAATTTTATTGAAGACGAAATCCAAGAATAGACAGGAGTAAAAAATGGACATAAAACAAGTAACAGGGAAAATATTAGAATTCTGTCACAGAAGTTATCCAAATTTAAGATGGAATCTTGACTCTGAAAATAATATAATTCAGTGTTCACTTTTTCCTAATGAATTAATAATAGAGGTTTTTCTGGATAATCCGCTTAAGCGTATTTCATGCGAAGCGTATCATGTAGGCGCGTTTGAATTATGGATAAACCCTGACGATAGAGACAATAACTATTCTTATGAGAATCAAATAGCATTTGATTATATTAGAAAGTCAAAATCTGATTATTTTGATAACAAATACAGAGAAACTCGAAAAGTAATGCTAGACATTTTCACTTTCATTCTCGATGAGATTCAAGAGTAAATAGGAGCAACACATGGACACGCAGTTAGTAGCGGAAAAACTATTTAAGTTTTGTAAAGAAAAATACCCAGATTTAAAATGGATATTCCACAAACTTAATTACGATCAATACCATCAAACTATTCAGGGAGTAACTGATTTAACCGATTCGCCTGAAATAGAAATGCTATTAAAAGTTGGTGACAGTGGTTCAGTCGATGAATACAGTGAATACAGTGAAGGCTTGTATGTAAAAGGATGGTGTGCTTTAAATTCATTAGATTGGGTTGGCGAGTTTATAGTCTTACTAAATTTATGAGTTTTGTTTTTACACAGAGACTGTTGATGAGTGGAATGAAAAAAATGGCTATTGTGCAAACAAATCCAAAAAATAAAGTTAAAAATATTTAACATTATTCTCGATGAAATCCAAGAGTAAAAGCATTACTAAGAGTTAAAACAATGGCGACAAACAAAGAGTTCAAACTTATACCTAAAGGAACGTATCTAGCTAAGGTAATTGAAGTTATCGATAATTTTAAAGTAGTAATAAACCGTGGTAAATTAAATTGTATCCGAATAGATACTTCTCATCTAGTTTATTCGATTACAAACAAGCCAATATATGACCCGATAACTAGCGACTTCATTGGTCATCGTATTCTTTATAAAGGGTCAGGAATGATTATTTCTGTTGAAGAAAATACCTCTATTATTCAAGCTTGCAATAATTCTCGATACGACTGCAAGGAATTTGTCAATGTTTGTGTCGGCGATTTAGTTATTTGTATTTGAGGTAATAACAATGGAACTATTAAAAAAAGCGTCACTTAAAGAAATCAGAGATTTCTTTAAAAAAACTTTTGAGCAGATGAGTATCTCCGAATACGATACAGTGGACATCTCAGAGTGGGATACAGTCGCAGACGGCAAATGTATTCGTTTAATAGGAACTTTGGTAATTAAAGAAGATTATCTTTACAAAACTTATGGTAAGTTAATAAAAAACAAAAAGTATGAAGTTTTGATTGAATGTCGAGAAATTTCGACTGAATATCAATTGATAAACAAACGCTTTGAAAAAATCACAATAGAAGGTACGTTAGGCGGGTCTTTGGTTGTCCTGCATTGGAACTACAGTCTTGACAGAAACGATGAAACCTCAAGATATAATCTTTATCCAAGCGGAAACAAAAAAGAGTTTAATATTTTGATTCCAGAAGCAACAAAGATAATGGAAACTATTTTAGGTTTTATCAAAACAATTAAAGCTGAGGATTAACGCTAATGAACAAAACAGAAGCATTAAAACAAATTGAGGTTTTTTGTAGAGAAACTTTTAGTCAGTCTAATTACTCAGAATGGCAAATAAAGACAGAAGACGGATTTTCCTATCTACAGGGAACACTAGAAATTTTTTATCAAAGTCTAACTCAATGTCAATACAGGGTATGGATTGAATATCAAAATAAATATTCTAAAAAATTAATAGTTACAGTAGAAGCTTGTTTAGCTTTAGAGTATAATTCTGTACCTTATATTAGTTGGGTTCTAATAAAATCAAACAAGAAAAACATACAAGGAGATGGTAAACATTTGGATATTTTACTACCAAAAACAAAAACAATAATAAAACCTATTGTAGATTTTATCGAAAATGAAATACAAATCAAAATAGATTTGTCTAAAAAGGTTAAAAAAGATAGTTGTTTACAATTGACTATAGATTTTATTGAAACCAAAATATAATCTGAAATAAAAACATGACACCAACACTACAAACACAAACACTTTCTGTACCGACTAAACCACAAATTCAATTAAGAGATGACCAAAAAGCTCTTAAAAGAGAACTGTATGACGCTCTAAATCCAAAAATCTACAAAAGAGCCTTAGTCGTTGCCCCTTGCGGATGGGGTAAAACAGTATTTTTTTGTCAAATAATCTACGATGCCGCCGTAAAAAGACAGCGACGGACTTTAATCGTAGTACCTTTTACGGTACTTATTGAGCAAACCCTAGAAACTCTAGGAAAATTTGGACTATCTGCTGGGGTAATTGCTGGTAACTACAAAGAAGATAGAAACCAATTAGTACAAATTGCAACGACTCAAACCTTATCTAGAGGACGAGATATTACTTGGTTTAATCCCGAAGTAATACTAGCCGATGAAGTTCATCTATCAGCTTACTGCCAATGGTTTAAAGATAGCTTTCCCAATCTTAAAAACGGTAAGCAAACAACCTCAATCAAAGACATTCGTGGCGAATTAGCAGTATTAGGTATCGCTGTAGAAAGAGAAGACATAGAGCCTTACAAAATTACTTTTGAGGAAGCTAAAGAAAAATGCAAGCACCTTAGCCTGGTTCACGCTGAATCAAAAGAAATCTTACAAGAAATAAACTCGGCATGGGAAGTAATTCGTAAGCAACAGCACCTTTTTTCGGGGAAAACCCTACCAGTAGATAATCGTCTCGTAATTGGTCTAACAGCAACCCCGTGGCGGTTATCGAAACGTGAAGAGCTGGGAGATATATTTGAGGTTCAAATAGTTGGCCCTACCCCAAAAGAAATGATTGAACGGGGTGCGCTTGTTGGTTGCGTTTACTTTGGAACTAAAAATAAAATAAACACTAAAGGGGTAAAAATTAATGGTGGAGACTTTGATGCTAGTCAGTTAGAAATTCGTTGTCTTGAGGCGGTAAAATCAACGGTTTCCGAGTATCGCAGGCTCGGTCAAGGGAGACAATTTGTTTGCTTTGCTGCGGGTGTGGAACACGCTAAAAGCCTCTGTACAGAATTTAACGAGAGGGGTGTTCCCACAGCCATTATCACAGCCGAAACACCAGAGCAGGAAAGGAGAGAAATATTTAGAAAGGTAGCTGAATTAGGATTGCGGGGGATTATAAATATCAATACTTGCGGAATAGGGTTCAACCTACCCGCAATTTCTTGTATTATTCACGCCAGACCGACCAAAAGCCGAACCCTTTATATTCAGATGACTGGTCGCGGTCAACGGCTTTGTAGCTGGTTAGATAAAGTTGATTGTCTGATTTTGGATCAAGCGGGAAACGTAACCGAGCATGGATTTATCGAGGATGTAGAGTATCCTAAGCTTTTTACATCTTCTGATACCCAAAAAGGACAAGCTCCGACTAAAGAGTGCGAAA